AAACTATATGGGAGCAAGATTTGGATATGGCTTTGGCAATAAATAAAAAAACATTTGAAGAAAAATTGTATGAACATATGAAACTTCGTGAAGGATATAAAAACGAAGTGTATCTTGATACATTAAATAAACCTACTTGTGGTATTGGTCATTTATTGACTGCAGCAGAACGTGAAGATTATCCAATAGGAACTGAAGTAGATGATTACAAAATTAAAGAATGGTATATGGAAGATATAACTATTGCATTACAAGCAGCTAAAAAACAAGCTACTATATTATCTACAGACGATGAACATGTTGTTATAGGATTAACATCTGTTAATTATCAGTTAGGTAGAAATTGGACGAAGAAGTTTCCTACTGCTTGGAAATGTTTATGTCATAAAGAGTATGATCGTGCTATTGATGAAATAATGTATGCAGACAAGGATTCGGGTAGACATTCACGTTGGTATAAACAAACACCAGTACGTGTAGAAGATTTTGTAAAAACAATAAAAAGATTAAAGGAGATACATAATGGCTGAAGAAATGAATAAAGAAATGGTGCAACCTGCTCAACAACCGCAGCAGGAAGAAGATGTTTTAATACAACAAATGGATGAGTTAGATAATTTAAAAAGAGAAATGTCAAAAGAATACGCACCATATTTTAAAGAATTAAATTGGTTAAAGGCTATTTCTCCTAATTTAGAATTTAAACCATTTGGTAACCAAGAGGAGGTAAAGTAATGGCTTGGGGATATGCAGTAGGAGCATTAGTTGGTGGTGTAATAGCACACGATGCTAAAAAAAGAGAACAAGCACGTCAACGTAGAGTTGCATCAGAGACTAGCAAAGGTATTTTAGATTTACAACCATTATATAGTGAATATAGGCAAGATGCAGCTACAATGGCTGGATTAAGATTTACTCAACAAGGATTACAGGTAGATCAAGCTAGAGCTGGATATATGGCTGATATGTCTGGTTATGGTAGAGCTGGTTTAGCAGGATATTCAAATCCAGAATTAGGTGATCCAACATCTAGATTAGCAGCTATTGGATTACAAGGTGAAGCAAGTTTATTACAGCAGTCACAAGCACTTGAACAACGTTTAGGTACTATAGATGCTGCAGAAAGACAATTAAGAGCACAAGCACTAGAGCAAGGAGTTAGTCTTCCTTCTGTAGAAGCTTTACAAATGCAAGATAATATTAAGAAAGGAAATGTAGTATAATGTCAAACTATCAAACAGATTTTTTAAATGCACTAAGTATTACTAGCAATTCATTGTCAGGATTAATGCGTGATATACGTGAACCTGATTTTCAAGAAAGAGTTAAAATTGAAGAACAATCTCAAATGAGACTTAATCAACAAATCCAAGACTTTAAAATGGAAGAGTTAGAAGATAGACAAGCATTTAGATTAACAGAAATGGACAAAGCAACTGAAGAAAGTTTAGAGCAATATAAAGGTCAAACAATAGTTAATTTTGAAGATGCAAAAGATAGAGATGAGTATTTCAACTTAAATCCTGATAGAGCTGAGCAAATGCAAAAAATTCAACAAGCTGTACAAGAAAGAGATACTGATTGGCTTAAAGATAATTACAAAGAAAATATGAAGTTGCAAAGAGATATTCAAATATATGCACAAAAACAAGGAAAAAAAGTTAATGAACAAGATTGGATAAATTATTTAACATTTGGTTTGTTTGGTTACGAGGGTGCAGATAGAATACAAGCTGATAGAAGTGATTATTTTTATGATAAAAGCACTAATCAAATGGTTAGAAGAGGCGATGCTTTGTTTGAACAAAGAAGAAACCAAGAAGAAGTGTTAAAAGCTATTTATCAAGCATCTGGCGTAAGTCCTCAGTTCCAAGAAGAACATTCTTCTACGCAACAAGGATTTAATGCATTATACGGTGGATTAAACACAGAAGATCCAGCAAGTATGTTAGCTGCTAGAAGTTTATTAAATATGCAAAACGATGGTTTGTATGCACAAATGGTAGTTGATAATCAAAAAGGATTTGCTATGAGAAATGTTTTAGAAAGCGGAACAACTCCTGAGTTTGATATTAATGAAATTGTAGGAAATGTTAGCAAAAATACTAAAAGAGATAGATTTTTTGGTCGTTCTCCTGAGCAAAGAATGGAGTTAGCAACTGCTACAAAGAATGCATATTCATCATCTTTAGGCTTAGCTACTATGCAAGCACAATATGCATTGCAAGATAAGTTCGGTGGTATTAACAGATCAAGACAAAAAGAAGCTTTGAAAGACCTAGTTGAAGCTAAAACATTAGCAGAACGTTTAATGAAAGACACTAAGTTTGGTAGAACTTCTAAAGAAAATATAGAAAACTACAAACAGTATTACGGTGATTCTATTAAGATGTTAAATACCTGGATACAGGCATTACAACGATAAATGTTTAAACTAGACAACAGAATAACGCTACTTCAAAGAGAACTTGAAAGCGGTAGAATAGATGAATTTCAGTTTGCACAAGGACTTAAATCATTCTATGACCGTTCTCCTACGTCATTTGACACCCGTAGTTTGCGTTTTATGGAGACTAAAATCAATGAGGCAGGCTTACCCCTTACGGAAGGTAGACAAGGGCGTAGTGACGGAGTTTTAGCACAAACCGTATCTGGATTAATTGAAGGTTTTACAACGTTTGGTTTTGCAGATACGCCTGATACATCTACAGAACGTATTGCTAATAACATAGGACATTTGATTGGATTAGCACCAAGTTTAGTAGTATCAACTATTACTGGTGGTAGAGCTGCTGCTGGTGTCGTAAGTCGTGGACTAAAAGAAAAAGCTAAGAAAAGCGGCAATAAACGTTTAGAAAAAGTAGCAGAACGCATAGATCTTAAATCTCAAGACTGGCAAAATAGCAATCTAAAAATACAAAAAGCTATGGATAGGTTTGCTAGAGCTACAAAATTAGCATCACCTATGCCAACAGGCATTGATCCAGCTACTGGACAAAAACTATATGGTGTAGTATCTATACCTGGATTAGCAGCTAACTTTATACAGAAACAAGCTACAAAAGGTTTACATAACAATAACATAAGAGTTTTAGAGTATATGAACAAAGGTATACTCAAAAGCAAGTACATAGATAAAGCAGCAGTAGAAAATATTGTAAATCAGTCTATACATTTAAGTTTGTTAATGGCTATGTCTGCACAACCTTATGGTACTAGAGGTGAAGGATTTAAAGGGATGGCTATGGCTGGTGTACATGGTGCTGTAGCAGGTAGTATATTTGGTACTATAGGTGAGTATGTAAGTATTGGTAGAATGTTAGGTAGTAGTAATGCAGTAGTTCGTGGTTCTGGAGAAAGAGTAGTTCGTGGATTTGCTAAAGCATTAGGAACGCAACCTAATAGAATAGACCAATACAATACTATTAACTTTATTATGCGTGGTGGAGCAGGTGTTTCTTATGGTACTGTTACTTCTGAGTTAAATGATTTACCACTAGAAGACCAGATATATGAAACATTAATGGCTGCATTCTTTAGTGTAAATAGTAGAGCATCGTTTGAGAATAGAGCTACAAGAGATATTTATAACTCTATGAATGCAATACCAAGAGATTACAATATGAAGAAAGCTAGAAATTGGCTTACTGAACAACCTTGGTATCAAAATGAAAGTCCTGAGTATCAAGCATACTGGAGTAGATATTTAAAAAATATACAACAACAACAAATAGATTATACTGTAAATCAATATAGTGATATTATATTAGCATATGCAGAAACATATAAAGAGTTAAAAGAAAAAGGTATTATTACTCCTGAATTAGAGCAGAAAGCTAAAACAGATCGTAAAGCTAAAGAGAAAATATTAGGAGAAATGTACGATGCCTTAGATAAACAAAAGGCTGAAATAGAAGAAAGCATTATAGCTAATCGTACAGAAAAGCAAATAGGCGATACAGAGCAAGTTGCTAAAGATATTGAACAGAAAAAATTTAGATTAGATTCTATTACATTAGAAGACGGTAGAACTATTGAGTATCAAATACAAGAAGTAGATCCGTTGTCTGAACATTTACCTAAACAAAAATCATTAAAAGATATTTTTATAGATGTAAAACGTAGAAACAAAGACGCTAGTGTGCAGGACTTACACAATATGTTTAAGAAAACTATTGATAATGTAAACTATGATATTAATGCTTTTGTAAAAGAAGTGTCTGGTAGATATAGAATTACTGTAAGTGATAAACAAAAAAGAGAACTAATACAAACTGCACATTATTTAAAAGAAATAGATCGTTTTCCTATTGCTAGAATTTACATTGTAGGTGAAGGTGCATTGTCGAAAGATAAAAATTTAGAACCTACGTTAGAAAAAGAAGCACCTGAAACAGATTCTTATGATAAACCTATCGGTGGTAGTAAAGCTGGTAACTCTACACACGGTTCTAGTCGTGTAAATAAAAATAATGATTTTAGTACCAAAGAGGGCGATACATTACATTATGACTATGAATATTTAACTGCACGTATTTTAGAGCGTTATTGGGATCACGCATCTAACTCTTATAAAAATAGACCAAGAGTTAAAAATGTTGCACCATTGTCTGTAGATATTTTTAGATATATACCTGAAGGTAAAACAGATAGCAAAGGTAATCGTATTAGACCGTTGCAATTAGCAGAACATATGACTGATAAACAGTTAAATAATATGGCTAAACAGCTAGAAAAAGAAGGTGCATTTATTTACGCTGCTAATGGTGAAACTGGTAGAATACAAGTTAGAGCATATCCTTGGAAAACAAATACAAAGTTAAAAGATATCAAAGCATTAAATAACTTTTTAATTAATGAATTAAAGATACCAGTTACTAAAGCTAGATATAAAAGTAATATTGCTACATTAATGTGGCGTATGCAAGAAACAGGATTAATTAGATTGGGTGAAATGCCTACTAAAGATTTAATACGTGAATGGGTTAAAACAGAACCGTATGAAAGTGTAACTAAATTCCAAAAACGTACCAAGCATCATTCTGGTATTGAGATAGCATTAAATCCAGAATACTTTGCTGGGTACAAGAATTTAACAAGAACACGTCAAGTAGATATGGACGTATTTAATCCTAAGAATTTTACTGATATTAAATTATCTCTAGATCCTTTAGTAATAGAAAAATTTTTAAATGACAAACGTTATACAGATATTGATATGACACCAATATTTGAGAACACTTATATTACGTTGTATGGTAAACGTTCTAGTAAAGCTAACAATGATTTGTATGAACAGTTTGCTAAAGATAATCCAGAATTAATACAACGTGTTGAGTCACATAATAAAAAAGTTTTAGAAAGTATTGAATCTGGTAAGTATCGTTTACAAGATAAGTTTAATGATATAGGATTTAACAAATTAAAATCTATACCAGAGTATGAACCTTTAAGTCAAATATCTATGAGTAGATACTTACGATTTGAAGGAGATACATTTAACCATATTGTTATAGAAGATTTACCAAGTAGTGTAAAAGATATGGGTAAAGCATTAAAAGAAAACAATTCAGGTACAGATGGTGTAACTATGACACACCAAAGGTTAGCTGAAATTATTAAAGAGAATTATGGATACGATCCTCGTACAGGAGTATTTAAAACATTAGGATTATTTAGACCAGAGTATGGTGTTCGTGGACAGATTATTAATAAAACAGCTGATTTTGAAATGGATAGTTATTGGCAAACATTTGCAGAAAAACACAATTTAGATAAAATACATTATGTTTCTGGTATTAAAGAGGCTACTAATATAAAACCAACTAAAGTTCGTTGGAATGAAAAAACTAAAGAGTTTGAGTTAGTTGGTAAGTTAAATGTATTTAAATCTAAAATAGAAGATAATTACTTGAATTTAAATGTGTATGAAAACTTTGAAAAGATAGGTAATCAAAAACTATTGCAGCAGGTTATGTCTAATATGAACACATTTGAAATGGACCCGAATACCAAAGTAGGTAGAGATTATTGGAATAAATGGGAAGAATTAGTTTCTAAAGCAGCAGCTGGTGATCCTAAAGCTACAGCATTAGCTGAAAAAGAATATTTAGGTAACAAAGAATTATCAGGTAGAATAGACGATATAAGCATTAAACTGCTAGATCAAATACTGTTTGAAAGACCTGATAGTAAAGCAGCACAAAGTATTATTAAACAAATTTTAGAAATAGAACGTTTATCTGATTTTGATAAACAAGCGATGCAGGAATGGACTGATTATAGAACTAATACATACAATAGACAGTTAGTAGAAGACTATTTGATTGATACAAATTTTGATCCTGGTACATACTTGAGACCTGGTGTTAGAGAGTATATTAATGAAAGAGTGCAGCAATATGTAGCTAAAAGACTTACTAGACCACGTATTAAGCACTCATATAGCTCTAAATTGGGCTTATATGACGTTTTAATTAGTGGACGTAAGCAAAAGTACTCTAAAGCTAAGAAAGGTCTAGCAAACAACGAATTTATGATGAATGAGGGTGCAAGAGATGTTGTAGAGGTTACCGTATACGAAGGTACGAAAAACGAAAAAACAATGACACTTGGCAAGTTTTGGGATACTTGGGTAGAAATGAAAGAGAATCCTACAACAAAAAGAGCACAACGTGATTTTGAAGAGTATGATTTTGTACGTAAAAACGTAGGATTTATACGTTCACCTATGATTAGTAATGGTGGTTTTCGTATAGGAGAGTTTGTTGGGTTTGCTAAAACACGTAAAGGTATATCATTAATTACCAACGAATACAATGACTTTATGATGTCTGGTGCTGATAAAGATATTGACTCTGCACATATGTTCTGGGGACTACCAAAAGAATTGACTACTGCATATAAACAATCTTTTATACAAGACCAATTAGTTCGTAAAAAGAATGGCAAAAAAGATACAGTAGATTTGAAAGATCCAGAACGTGGTAGAGAACTAGCTAATGCAGAACCATCAGAAAGTAAAGGAAAAGAAGCACATTTAGCAGACATATTAGATACAAGAGCTAAGTTAAGAAATGGTAAAATATCAACTATGTCTCAAGATTCTATTGGTTTGATTACTAATGGTGTTAATCAGATTTCATTAGAGTTAGATATTAATAGACAGCTTGAAGACAATACTCCACGTACAGATACTAAAATTAAAAGTAGAATGCGTGATAATTATTTAAATGCATTTAATGAATTAATTATTGATAGAAATGTTATGTTAAATACCTACATTGATGCTGCAGATTTGTCTAATATAGATTTACCTATTGTAGCCTTACGTAAAATGCGTGGTAAATATGAATGGATGTATGAAGGTGCTGAAAGCGGTGAAATGTTAGCACGTAGACAAGCTATTAAAAATATGCATAAACTTGTATTTGGTAGTAGACGTAAAACAGATATGCCTTTAGATGTTCAAGAAACTGCTATACATTATCTTGAAAAGACACAAGACGCTAAGTCATATTTGGGATTGATTGCAGATCAATACATTGGATTACGTTTAGAGTTAAATCCTTGGAATAGATTTAGTAAAGAACAAAGCGTAGCATTGTTAAAAGATATTTCTGAACAAATTATTAGTCATCCAATATATCGTAAAGTAGGTATAAAAGATTTTTCAGAACATTTTATGAAAGGATTAAATCCTAAAGAGTTTGATAACATAGTAGAATATGAAACATTTTTATGGAATAAACTAAATCAGGTAATTGATTTATCTTCTGCATTAAAAAAGTCTAATGACTTTAAACAATATGCAATGAAAGAATTAGAAATGACTAGTGAGTCTGTAGATGATTTTATTACACAGGTAGTAGAGCTTACATTTGAGCAGCGTAATAGATTATACCAATCATTTACAAACGACCAGAAATATTTTAAAAAACATAACAGACGTTCTTATGGTGATCAAATAGCTTACACTAAAGTTATATTAAGAGAACAATTACAGGAATTATCTAATAGAAGAAAAGAAGAAGGAAAGCCATTACCAAAAGAGGCGTTTAATAGAGTAGAAGATTTGTTTGATGTATTTTATATAGCAACACCATTAATTAAATCAGATTTTGTAGGATTTAGAGGTGAGAATCGTTTTGAGTTCTTAAGAAGAGTAAATAGTAGAATTAATGAACTATTAAAAGAGAAAGAACAAAAAGAAAAGCTTGGTGAGTTCTTTAACAAATCAGATAGATTAGAAGGACTATACAGACTTAGAGGTTCTTTACAAGCTGAGTTTACTGGACAGTTACCTGATCGTGAACAGACTTGGGCAATACGTGCTAGAAATAAAGAGTATATGTCTAAAGCTAGATATGAAATATTAAAGCTATCACAAGAATCTAGACAACAACGTATTGATAAATTGCGTCAAGAATTAGAGTTAGATAAGTTTGAAGAAGTTATAATGGACGATTTGAATGTGCCACCAAAAGGTAGGCAATCTAAAATAGACGCAAAGCCTGGTCAAGAAGTTGTACTCAAAACAAAGAAAATGGTTCCCGATTTAATTGATTTAGATATTCTTACAGATCCAGCTAAGTTAGATGCTTTGATAGAAAGCTTACAGCCATTAAAGCAATCGCAAACACCACTACTAAGAGAAAACTTAAATGAGTTTAAAAATTTAATTTATTCTCAGACAGCAGTTGGTAATGAAAAGCTATTGTTTAATTTACCAAGTGAGTATTCATTTTTCTTAAAACGTATTGATAGAACATCAGACTTTATACAAAATATAGACGGTACTCGTTTTGGATTTTTTATGAAGATGATGAATAATAAGTATGGTAAAGAAGACGTGTTAACAAAAATTAAACGCAATAAAGAGTTATTACAAGAAGCTGAAAACACTCTAAAAGCTGATATTACTAGAGATATACCGTTAGATACTTTTGATGAGTTCTATAAAAAACGTGCTAAAGAAAATACAAAAGAAGAGTTTATGAATATATCGCAGCAATACAAAGTGTATGTAGACAGCTGGGCTAAAGGTAATTCTAAATTAGTAAATGAAGTTGCAGATAAAACTGAAGCTAAAATATTAAAAGATTCTGATACTATTGTTTACGGATACAATGAAAAGACACAGAAAATACAAAAGTATAACAGTAGAGAAAGTTTTGAAAAACAAAACAATAAGTATCCATATTTACAAGAATTAGAACCTTTTAGATTATCTGAGTTAATTACTAATGAAATTAATGCATTAAATCCTAGCAGAGCACACTTGCGTGATCCTAAAAAATTAGACCAAGTGCTTGGTATTTATCAAAGACTTAATAAAGAACTAGCACCGTTTGAGCAGCGTTTACAATTTGATAGAGTATTAAAGTTTAATGAAAAGACTGGTCAAATGGAAGAGTATGGTATTACTGTGCCTACATCTACATTAAAGACTGTAGCAGAAACAATATATCGTTTACACGTAAATGCTAATCAGTTAGCAGATTTTAATACAAAGTATGTTGGATTAATAAAGAAAGTATTAAACGAAAGTCAAAAAGGTTATAAAGACCATGGTAATGCATTGTGGGAATACGCATCAGTAAAACATACATTAGGTAATGATAATCTTGGACCAAAGAAAGGTCAAACAACCGCTGAAGAGCAGGTAGATTTAATTAAACGTTTAGAAAAAGCAGAATCTGAGATTAAAAAAATCAACCAAAAATTTTATTATACTAACTCAAAAGGTGATCGTGTATATGTAGAACCTTTAGAGTATGCTAATATAATTAGAACTGAAGTAATACAACCTATCATGGAATACTCTTTGAATAGTATGATTAAGAGTAATTATAAAAACATTGGTAAATTGTTTGAGCAGCAAACTACATTTCCATTAGAGTTCTTTTCTAATACTACATTACCAGAAGGTCATCCAAAGTATTGGCAGCAACGCATGGCACAATTGTTTTTAAACAAACACGGATTAATTGAAGTACGTAGATTGTTATGGTTTGACAAGACTGTTCGATTACAAGCAGATAAACAAACTGGATTTGATGTACAAAAGAATCACTTCCATTACGATGATATGGTATGGATTAAGTTTCATTTAAACTTACGTGACCACATTCTTGATAAGTATTCTGATTATGTAAACAATAATGGTTCATTAGATTGGAATGCATTAAGTAGAACGAAGATAAAAGAAAATAAAAAAACTATTAGTATGGCTGACAAGGTTCGTAAAGACATTAGAGCATTTACTGGCAAGTATGGTGAATGGTCAAGTGAAGTTGGTAAGTTTGCAGAAGATGGCGTATCCGATAGATTCTTTCCACAAATGGGACAAATGGATACTAAACTTAATAGAAAGTTTATTGAAGAAGTATGGTTACCATCTGAGAAAGAACGTATTATGGCTAAAACAAATTATAAACAGCTTACTGATGCTAAGCTTGTAGAAGATGTTAGAGATAGATTAATTACATTTAAAGAAGCAAAAGAATTAGAATACCAAAGACTTGAGAATAAAGTTCTTGAGCAAAACAAGTATGAAAATCCATATATAGATCCAGAAGCTATGGATATGTTAAATCAGATTAGCACTAGAAAAGGTAAGAATCCTTATCCTGGTATGGGCACTACAACACACGCACGATCACGTTTAGAGCGTTCTATGCCTGGTTGGAGAAGTGATGGTAATGTACCATTAGACTATATGAATAGTTTAAGTAGAGGATTAATGCAAAACATTGGTGCTATGTATAGTAGAATTTATTTAGATAAGTTTTTACAACAATCTAAACAGAATCCACGTATGCGTGAAAACGCTGAAAAATGGCACGCTACAATGATTGATTTTACTAGAGGATATATGGGCTTCCCTTCAACAAGAGTGTTAGAAGTACACGGTGTTACAGCTAAAGAAATGCAGCTATTGAAAGATTGGCAGAAAGCAAACTTTGACCAAGAATGGAAAGTTGGTAAGCTAGATGTAGTAAGTAAAAAACTATTATACGATTTAGAGCAGCAATCAATACCTACTACTAGTGAACAACGTATGAAAAAACGTGAATTAATTGTTAGAGCATATAAGTCTACTAATGGTAATAAATTAAATGCATTACGTAAAGAATTAAAAACTGTTAAGAATGAACAGCGTAAAGAAGAGATAATAGTAGAAATGGCAAACGTAAAACAAAAGATGTATGAAAATGTTAAGAAACAGTTTGCTAAATACTTAGAAACACAAACTATTAAAAATCTTAATGAGTTTATTAAAGATGAAAATATAGATAAACTAAATATTAACAATACACCTAGACAATGGTTTAGTGATGAAAGTGTTGGTAATTTTGGATTAAGACTAGAAAATAGAATATCTAAAGTATATGGTGGTATTACAGGGAAAAAACTATTTCCATCACTACCAGATAATGTTCAAGCTAGACATAAAGCATTGGTAGATCGTGCACAGTATATTTCTGATCTTGAAGGTAGATTTGAATTGCTATCATTATTGTTTAGTCCTAAAGCAGCTATTACAAATATTTATGGTGGTTATCAAAACATTATTACTGATACAGGGTTTGACCATTTCTTTAAATCAGGAGATACTAATTATTTAATTAAAGAAATATTTGCTGGTCAAAAGTTTAAATTATTTAATAAAGAAACAGGTAAGTTTGAATTTAGAGAACTACGTAATAAAGAAGATATACACGAAATGATTGATTCATTAGGATTACTTGAAGGTAATTTATTACAAGAGTTAGCATATATACAAGCAAATGAACCTGTGCAGGCTAAGAAGTTTTTAAAAGAATTGGTAAAGAAAGTTACTGCACATACTAGAGCTGAAAAACTATATGGTAATAGTAAAGAAGTAAACGATAAAATTAATAAATACGTTAATACTACTGTAGGTGAGTTAGCTAAGAAGTATAACGTGAATAAAGCTGTAATGGATAAAGGTAGTATTTTTATGTCTGCTACTGAAAAACATTTAAGACGTAAAGCATTTTTAGCACATTATTTGAAAGCTAGAGAGATTTATTCTGATCTTGAAGGTAATATAAGAGTAACAGATGAGTTCTTAGTAGATAGTGCTAGAAAGGGCGTAGAAGCGTCTCAATTTATTTATCACGCTACATTTAGACCTAACTTTAGTAACACAGCTTTTGGACGTGTTATGACACGTTTTCAACCATATGCGTGGAATAGTATACGTAGAAGAAAAGTAATCTTTGAAGATATGATGGCAGCAGAAGGTCATCCAAACTTTGAGGTTACAAAACGATTCCAAAGACAAGTAGCTAATGATATGATGACAATGGCATTAGGTACATTGTTTGCTTATTCTATATTTGAATATGCATTATCACCACCAATGTCTTGGATGAAAGAAAGTGCGGAGTTTTTATTTGGCGATGAAGAAACTAGAAAAAAAGCATTCTTTAATCAGTATCCAATACAAGCATTAGCACCGTTACAAATTATAACACCACCAGCAAGTAGATTTATATTACCACATATTAATGGTATGGTTAATGGTGATTATGAAGCATTTTGGAAATATACTGCTTGGACTTATGTACCAGGAGGTAGATTTGCTAGAGATTTTTATAAGACTGTTAATAATCCAAAATACGCTGTAGAATATCAGACTGGATTACCATATAATAGCTTTAAATGGCATATGGCAAAGGTCAGACGTCAAGCCGAACAGAGAGAGATAAACGAAGATCCAACGACTTGACGTCTTTTTCATACGGCATAGGAATTATTTTTTTAACATACGCAATGCATCTTTTAACCTTTTATGTTTTGTGGTCAAAAGATTTATTGCTTCTTCCGTCAAACTTATTAGTTCTTTCGTTTCTTTTATTAACATTTCTTTTTCTTTTTTATCCATATTTGCTTTCCTTTTATATTGCAGTACGAATAGTTAGGCTTCTCCTCACTCGTAACATTTGTCGAGTGGTAGGGTACCACACTCACTCTATCGCTTTCTATGTATAATCATCTATCATATATGTGCGGGTATGTTCGATCATCGCACTGTCCTATAGCCTTTACTTACTAACGAATCATAGAGGACTATTTATACTGCAATATATATTATTAATTATTATGGCTTAGGTTAACTAGAAGTGAGCAAATACTAAATACGAAACTATACGGACTAATGTATAGTTTGTTTTAGTAGCCATACCAATATCGTATTTGCTACTACCTAAGCCATAATGTTATTTAATCATTGCATTCTTTACATTTTTCTGGTGCTCTAGCACCCTCAATAACTACATCATCTTGATCAAGTCTATCTTCTGTTGATCTTACAATTTTATTGTTATTTTTTTCTAATGCAACAATAATCTTCTTAGCTATAGATAATATAGCTTGAGCTTCATCTTTATTTAATTCCATCTAACTTCTCCTTTTCAATTTTTAAAAGTTCAAGTAGTCTTTGTAATGGTAGTATAGCTAAAGCTTCTTTTCTATCCATACGTGTAACAACTACATCTACATCATCTCCATGATAGTCTGGATACAACCATTGTGCAACTTTTTTTCTACGCTTTGCTTGTATTGTTGTATTTTCAACTATAACGTCTACGACTTCAGATTTACCAAGTGATCTGCCATCAGAGGCATAGGCTCTCTTTGCAGAAAGCCCTACCTCTTTAGCTGTGTTCACTATCTCACGTTCGAGATTGTTACCACGTATTTTATTTCTATGCGTCACTTCCGCCAAGATTTCCTTGCATACTAACGATGTTGAAATCTTCCTCGTATTTCTTGATAGCTTCTGGTGACTCATCCCAGTATCTTAGACCAAATGAAAACTCCATTGGACCGAATCTGGTATCGAACCATAAATGGTTACCAAAATTATTATCTATTCGTGTAGACAATACAATAAACTTAAGCATACGTAATTCTGCTTTTTGTATATTGTTTTTATCTACATATTGTGCGTTAAACAACTTCTTCAACATATGTATTTCCTCCGTTTATTTGTTTAAATGTCATATTCGTTGCATTGAATGCTGCTAACATCTTGAACTGACCTTCGTCACGAGATTTTACTGATGTAATTTCTCTTGCTGGATCGTTTCTGTTACCTTTAATCAATACAACTTTATCTGCTTTTTGTACAACATTACTACTACCTTTTAAGGAATGCAAGTTAATAACATTGTTAGCTGCCGATGTTTTGTTTAAGTGATGAATTGCTATGATTATTATATTAGTTTTCTGTGCTATTTGTTTTAATGCACCAATAACTACATTTTGCTTTTCAATTTCACCTTTAACAAAATCAACTTCAACTTCGTCTGTAGTATCCACAACAAGAACCTTAGGCTCATATTCTGCTACTACTTTCTTGATAGATTCTATCCTTGGTGCTATTGTCATTACTTGAACGTGATCTAGCTTATCTTTAACACTAAATTCTGGATTAGTCTTGTATTGTTCAAGAACCCACTCTTTAGGTTTGTTTGTAGCAATTTGTACAAATCGTCTAAAGATAAGTTGTTCGTTCATTTCTAATGACAAAAACAATGTCTGTTGTTTTGCTTTTACAATTAAGTCTTGTATAAAAGCTGTCTTACCAAGACCAGTATCACCAGAGAATATTACTAACTCACCAGGACTAAATTGATATGGATTACAACCATATATGTTTTCTAGTTTGATAGAGTTTTGCTCTAGTTGTTTTGTTACATAGGTTCTTAATGCATCTTCTAATGCATCTACACCTTTAATATCCAGTGTATAATCTTTACGTTTGTAATGAATACATTTTGAATCGCAATATGCTGCCATAATGTGATCGTCACAACCGTATTGATATGAACCTTCATAAACATTAGTTACTGTTCTTGTTATTTCTTCTTCAGACATTGTGTTATCTGCCCAGGTAAACATACCATTAAGGGCAACTAACATAGGAACACCAGCTCTTTTATATGCACTAACCATTCGCATTAGTTTCATATTTCTAGAACCTTTCATAGGACCTTCGTTAAATACGTGCTGCATACAAGATACTACTGACGTAACATCAGAATCCGTTTTGGTATTCTTATTTGTATACTGAATCGTAGGTGATGCAACTACCATAGATTGTAAATAGGGCTCTACTGTAGGTTCTGTGAATAACGTAGCAAAGAAGCTAGTATTCATAGCTGATTGAGTTTTATTAACATAACTCATATAGCTTGACTGAGATGAAGATATTTCTTGAATCATATCCATATCTAAGTCTGACAATAGCTGTAGTGGAATCCATACCTTGTGGAGTTTTGTTTTTGTGTTTAACGACCATTTGCATCGAATGATCCTTGTCTTATCATAGATGCTGTCTGCAAAGTCGAAATGCTTATTCATTGTAAGTTTAAGCTTTTCGTGTATATCTCTGCTTGGTTGTAAACCAAAAACATTCTTCATTTCAATATGGAAACCACTACCACTAAACCATAAGTTTATGTCTTCTTCCATTACGCCCTTATCAAACATTTCAGATATACATTGTTGAACATACCCTATAAAATGATCGCTAGGTATATCTCCTTTATCGATGTCAAGTATAATGTAATCGATATATGCAATACCATTAAATCCTTTTACAGACTCTGTTTTTTCAACGTGATCTTTAAAGTCTTGACCAAACGTGAAATAGGAACGATACATTTCCGTTCCTTTCCACGCATTGTTAATAACTTTTTGTTGATAAGTAGCTACATCAGCAATAGAGTTACGTTTGGATAAACTACCTTCTACTAGTTCGAGATAGTATTTATTTTCTTCCATCCTTTTATTTTCCCATTAGTTGCTGATTTAACTTCTGTTAGTGCAAATCCCATAAGCTCTTTATTAATTATGTCTTCTTGACGTAATTGTCTAAATGCTCTGGAATATGTACTTGCCGTATGTATTTTGTTATATTTGATTTTACCATAATGTGGTACTTGACTCTCAAAGTTCCAAGTAAAGAATACTTCACCATTCTCTAAAGAGTCAAGCCAATTAATAACAATAGTCTTAGCTGTCATTAAAACGGTAAGTCATCAACAGTTACACTTTCTTGAACTTCAGGTACGGCAGGTGCTGATGTTTCTTTACGAAAGTTTTGCGGATAACCTTGTTTTATAGACTTTTCAAAGTCTTTCTCGAGTTGATTTGTATCTTCCCAAGAAGAAACTCTGTTCCAAAGATTGCGTTTGTATTTACCAGTAGACTGATAACTTAATACTGCAATTTTTGCATTTGCTAAGACATCTAGATTGATGTCACCAGTATCAGATACTTCTAAATCTTTACCAGCTGCAAGATACAATGTATTTACTAAGTCTGGATATTTTAAATCCAATACTACACCATTTGTATCTTTATCATAGTTTTGATTTAGAAATAAATTAGACTTGTATCCATTTGTAGAATCTTCAAGCTCTAATTTAACTGTTGTATCAGTATACTGTGATTCGATTTGTTCTGCTCCAACAATGAAGCATTTGTTAATGAAATAAGGTTTATTACCACCATTAGATGATGATTTAACCTTAGTACCCGTAATTGCCATATGATACCTCCTTATCTTTGGTCATTAGCGTGATCTTGATTACGTTCGTTTGCACCGTCAATTAGCCCTTGATTGATACTTTCAATGTAAGTGCTAAGTGCATCCGTTGATTTAGCATAATCTACTAAATCTACATCTAGTAATTCGTCTTTCTCAAATGGTAGTTTAAGTAAAACAAAAGTACCGAAGTCGTTTACTATATGTTTTGTTTCGCCAGGTTCCATAGAACCAATTCTATGTTCACTAGGCATTTTCTTCTTTGACATTATTTGCCTCCTTAAGCTGATCTTCGAAATATCTTTTAGCTGTTTTTACTCTAGCAATAGTATCGTAAAAACCACTTTCACGCTTTTTAGTAAATGCAAGATAAGATGCTTCATTAATTACTTCAGCTTCTTTACACTGTTTTGCAAGCGTGTCAATTTCTGTAAGTTCTTTAACTTTAGGTTTGAATACTGCTTGTTTTGCCTTAGCATTCTCAACTTCTTCTTTGCTAGCAATGGCAAAATCTGCACCAATACCCATATTGGCAAGTGCCCTCCCGACGGCACTCGTTTCGCAATTTTCCATAGCACTCGTCTTATTAACAAAGCCAGTATTGTCTCGCTCAGCTGCTGTTCCAGTGAAGTATCTTTCTGGTACTTCGAGTACATTGGGCGTGACTTTTGCTTGGATTCTATATTCATTGCATTGTTCTCCAGTTGGTGTATCTATGATTCGTTCTACTTGTAGAACTTCAGTAGTGATCATACCATAAGGATACATATTATGAAACTCTTTAATACGATCGTTAACTAAGGCATAATCTTTTAGATTAAATCCCATAAGGTTCCTCCGTTTATTTATTTATATTGGTTAGCTTGGACAACTAAATTAGTATTTCCAACTTAATTATCCAAGCATTTTTACTATTGTTTATCAGATTTATTTACATAATTACAAGCATATAATATGCCGTAACATAGTGCAAATACTAGAAGTAATTGTAACATTGATTCCTCCTTAATCTAATAGTTTCATATACGCTTCAGCATTATTAGTTCTAAACCAATTTAAGCCTTTGCGTACTACTTTTTGTGCATCAGGATCTAGAAAATAATTAGGCGATTTTAATTGTGCCTTTATTATTTTTCTGTATACTGCTTCTTCTACTGGTGATAATTTATGAGACTCACCACTAAAAGGATTTTTAACATCTAAATCGATGTCTTCGTGATCTAGGAACTTACATTCAGACATATCGTATGGAAATTTAGTATACTTTCTTGTTGTAGTATGTTCATATCCATATATGTCAGTGTAAGTTATATTGGTTTTACTCGGACCACTTCCCATGTAAATCCCTCCTTTGTTAGTTGCTCAAGCAACTTTTCGTGCCATATTTTAGCTTCTTCCTCTGTAGCATAGTTAGGATGAAACTTGGCATTTCTAGCTGCTTGATAGTGTTTAACTGATAGTATTTTAAGTAATACTATATAGTTTGGATCTGTATGGCTTTCTGCTACTGAAACCACATAGTGTTTACTCCTCATCAGACGGTGTTATTGAACCAGTTATTTCATCTATTACGATTTGTAATGGTTTCAATTTTGTTCTCAATGGTATTGATTGATCTGCATACTTATCTTTATCTACATTTAAATAAGTTAATTCAGACATCATCCATTGAACTCCGTCCCAATAGTAAATATATTCAATATATATATCTCCTATTGTCATACGAAAATATTGTTCTATATTTTCATATGAATCGTATTCTACTTTTTTGCCCATATATTCAATCTGAGCATCGCTTATAGAACGAATAGATTTAAGTTCTATTTCATCTACTGCTGACTGAGTATTGAAATGATGTAGTAATTCATAACCAACTCCACCTATCATTTCGTTACATCTTATAAAGCCAGGATAGCCGTCAAAGTGGCAATAAACTGATTTCAATGTTTTAAAGCCTTCTTCGTCGGTTCTATTAAATAGGATGTTTGATCGTGTTGACATTATACACCTCTCTTTTTACGTATTGATGTTACCATACTACCTCTACCATCTTGGATATACATAAATTCATATCCTAAATCGTCAAGTAAAGCTATATGTTCTTTGATTGCTATTTGTGTTTGTAATGCAAGTTCAGATACGCTGCTGTCATCTAGCTTGTCTAGTTCTTGTCTTACTATATCCATTTCAGATAGTTTACCCATTTGTTACCCCTTCCACTTGATTTGCTAAATTATTGATTTCATCAACTTTGTTAGCAATCATTTGTTTATTGGCTTCAATTTCAGCTTCCATCTCTTTTTGCCTCCATTCTGCTGTTTCCATAACGCCTACTGGTAATATTCCATGAGGTTCTATCATTACGGTTTCATTATTACCCATATCTACTTTTAAAGTATTAGCTCTTCCAGTAGACCAATGAATAGCACCAGGACCATTACCTTCGTCATCTTCAGATATAAACAATGCGGTACCACTATCTAGTATTAATACTAAACCAGTAGTGCTGTCTTCATCCCATTTCTTCCATAGGATTGTTTCTATCTTTTGTCCTTGCAATAAAGCAAAAGCTTTCTTGTGCCAACCTTCTACTCTTTGCATTTCTTGTTTAATTGTACTCATACGTTCCTCCACTTATATTGATTATCTATATTATTAGAGTATTTAGGCTCTTTGCCTATTAATACGTCACTAAATGTTCCTAGATCTGCAATATATATATCATTTCTAGGACTGCTTTTATACCAATCGTATATTTCTTTTACCATTTTTTCAAATTTCTTTTTATATCGTTTATTAAAGAAATTCATAGAATACTTAGCTTGTATTTTACATCGTTTACAAGCATAAGTATCTTTTTCTATTACGGTATAAAAATCATCATATACTTCCTGATATGTTAATTTATCTTTCACGCTCTTCCTCCATCTAATATTTTCATATATTTATCTTTATTGCCATTGCAATCTTCAATTACTTTTTCTTCCCACTCTTGTTGGTGCATAGCATATTCAAACTCTCCACAACAATCACCAGCATATTCTGGTTCTGTTGTTTCTTTACTGTAGTCGTTTTTGAGTGTATTCATATTAATAAAAACTTTTTCATACACTTGATCACTACCACACCAATTGCATACCCAATCACCTA